GGAGTTCCGCCCTGAGCACGAGCGCATGTTGTGGGGCTTGGGGTTGGCTGGTAATGCCTTCAAGAAGGTCTACTTTGACCCCAACCTTGACCGCCAAACGTCCATTTTTGTACCGGCCGAGGACCTGGTTGTGCCTTATGGCGCTTCAGATCTGCAAACTGCTGACCGCATTACCCATGTCATGCGGAAAACGGAGAATGAAATCCGCAAACTGCAGGTTGCTGGCTTCTACTCCGACATTGACCTGGGCGAGCCCAACAATAACCTTGATGATGTTGAGAAAAAGATTGCAGAGAAGATGGGTTTCCGTGCAACTACGGATGACCGCTACAAGATTCTTGAAATAAACGTCAATTTGGACCTTGAGGGGTTTGAGGATACGGATAAAGACGGGGAAATGACTGGCATTGCCCTACCATACATCGTCACGATTGAAAAAGGCAGCCAGAAATGTCTTGCAATCCGCCGTAACTGGGACAAAGAGGACAAGCTCAAGAGCAAGCGCCAGCACTTTGTGCATTACGGCTATGTACCCGGTTTTGGTTTTTACTGCTTTGGCTTAATCCACCTTGTTGGCGCATTTGCTAAATCTGGAACCTCTATTCTGCGCCAGCTTGTAGACGCTGGAACACTAGCCAACCTACCTGGTGGCTTTAAAACCCGGGGATTACGAGTTAAGGGCGACGATACCCCTATCGGACCAGCCGAGTGGCGCGATGTCGACGTACCGAGCGGGACTATCGCTGACAACATCATGGCTCTTCCCTATAAGGAGCCAAGCCAAGTACTGGCAATGCTGCTGGACAAGATTGTGGATGAGGGCCGAAAGTTTGCTTCCGCTGCCGACATTCAGGTTGCAGACATGTCCGCCAACTCCCCCGTTGGCACGACCTTGGCTATCCTTGAGCGAACCCTAAAAGTAATGACGGCCGTACAGGCGCGTATTCACTACTCGTTTAAACAAGAACTTATCTTGCTGCGGAACATCATCCGCGACTATACGCCTCCGACGTACAGCTACGAGCCAGATGAGGGGTCTCCTAAAGCCAAGCAATCTGACTATGACCTTGTTACAGTCATTCCAGTATCGGATCCAAATGCGGCCACGATGGCGCAGAAGATCGTCCAGTACCAAGCAGTTATTCAGTTGTCTCAAATGGCACCCGCTATTTATGACATGCCGCAACTTCACCGGCAAATGCTGGATGTGCTTGGAATTAAAAATGCGGAAAAGCTTGTCCCACTAGATGACGATCAAATGCCTACTGACCCAGTCAGTGAAAACATGAACGCTCTCAATGGCAAGCCGGTGAAGGCATTTATCTCGCAGGACCATAAGGCGCACATGATGGTGCATCAAATGTTCCGGCAAGACCCAATGATCATGCAAAGCATCGGCCAAAACCCGAAGGCCAATCAAATCATGGCTGCGCTCTTGGCCCACGAGGCTGAACATCTTGCGTTTGAATATCGCACGATGATTGAGCGGCAAATGGGTGTCCCATTACCACCACCCAATGAGCCACTGCCGGAAGACGTTGAGGTGCAACTGTCACAACTTATGGCTCAAGCCGGCCAGCAAGTTAACCAGTCCAACCAAGCCAATGCCCAGCAGCAAAAAGCTCAAGAGATGGAACAGGATCCACTAATCCAAATTCAAAAGCAAGAGCTGCAAATCAAGGGCGCAGAGGTCCAGCGCAAGCAACAGAAGGACCAGGCTGAACTGCAACTCAAAGCTGCACAACAGCAACTGGATGGTAAGAAGATTCAGGATAAAAAAGAAACTGACATGGCTAGCATTCAAGCTGAAAACATGCGTGCTCAAATGCAGATACAAGCCGAGGCAGAAAGAGAGCGGCTTGCATCTGGTATCTATCGAGGTCAAATATGATTGATAAGTATCTAGAACACCTGTCTGCAAAGATAGATGACAAAGTATCCCAACTCCAAATAAACCTTGCGGATGGCAACGCAATGGATTACTCGGAGTACAAGAAGATGTGTGGAGAGGTTAAAGGTCTGCTCACCGCACGTTTATACATTACAGACCTACAAGAAAGATTGAAACACAATGACGATGAGTAATTTGGATCTCGTAAGTGCTGTTGACTTGTCTCAAGTACTGAACAAGACAGCAGAGGAGAAGGCCAAACAACTTCCAAAGCCAAGTGGTTACCGCATTCTGTGCGCTGTCCCCGAGGCCGAGAAAGAGATTGAAGGCAGTGAGATTGGTTTGATTAAAGCGGCTGAAACCATGCGCAATGAAGAACTGTTAACCACAGTACTCTTTGTTGTTGAGCTTGGTCCAGATTGCTACAAAGACAAAGACAAGTTCCCAACTGGTCCCTGGTGCAATCAAGGTGACTTTGTGCTGGTCCGCCCACACGCAGGTACTCGTCTTTTAATCCATGACCGTGAATTCCGCATCATTAACGACGATTCTGTCGAGTGTGTTGTTGAAGATCCACGCGGCATTAAACGCAAATAAGGAGCGTACATGAAACTCGATGAATTTAAATTTCCGGATGAGAAGGACGACGAAAAACTCGACGATGAAATCATTGTTGAAATTGAAGACGACACTCCTCCGGAAGATCGTAACAAAGCGCCCTTGCCTGAAAAAGTTAAGGAAGAGCTGTATAACGATGAGTTGGAAGACTACTCCACCAAGGTGAAGAAGAAACTTCTGCAGATGAAGAAACTGGCGCATGATGAGCGCCGGGAAAAAGAAGCTGCAGTGCGCGAACAAAACCAAGCTGTTGAGTTTGCGCGCCGACTGATGGATGAGAATAAAAAACTCAAATCAAACCTGACTAACAGTGAGAGTAATGTTATTGCAAGCGTTACCCGGGCTGTTGAGATGGAGATGGCTGCAGCCAAAAAAGAATACCGCGAGGCATATGACTCCGGCGATACTGACAAAGTAATGGAGGCTCAGGAGAAATTAACCGCAATTGCCTTGAAGGCAGATAAGGTTAAAAACTTCCGTCCCCCTGTACAAGAAGAAGAAACTGTGGTACAACCGCCCCGTCAGGTGGTTAATACTCCTGCTCAAGATCCATCTGCGGTAGCTTGGCAACAAGATAATCCGTGGTTTGGTGAAGATGATGAAATGACAAGTCTTGCTTTGGGGCTCCATGAAAAGCTCCGTAAGGAAGGTGTACGAGTTTCATCACAAGAGTATTACAACCGCATTAACTCGACAATCCGTCAGCGCTTCCCAGAGAAATTTGCGGAAGCCGAGGAACAAGAAGATCGGCCTAGCCGAAAAAGCTCGGTGGTTGCACCAGCTACACGGAGTACATCCGCAAAACGAGTCAAGTTGACCACTGGTGAACTTGAGTTGGCGAAGAAGTTCAAACTTACACCGGAGCAATTTGCTGCGGAAAAAATTAAATTAGGAGCCTAATCATGGCCGAAAACAGAAAACCCCGTGAGCTCGAAGAGCGATTAATGGTTCAGCGTCCACAACAATGGATGCCAGCAGAGCTTCTGCCTGAGCCTGATAAGCAACCCGGCTACGAGTACAGATGGGTGCGTGTATCGACGCTTAATGCTGCGGACCCGCGCAATGTTTCTGGAAAACTCCGCGAAGGCTGGGAGCCCGTCGGAATTGAGGAACAACCAAAGTTTCAGTTGATGACCGATCCAAATAGTCGATACAAAGACAACATTGAGATTGGTGGGTTATTGCTCTGCAAAACTCCAGTTGAATTTGTGGCTCAGCGAGATGCACATTTTGCTAAGCAAGCACAAGCTCAGATGGACGCTGTTGACAATACCATGATGCGCCAGAGCGACCCAAGGATGCCGATGTTTAAAGAGCGGAAATCCTCGACCAGCTTTGGCAAAGGTATTTAATATTTTTTTAGGAGTCCTTAAATGGCTTATCCAACTGTCGATGCGGCTTACGGCTACAAGCCCGTAAACCTGATTGGCGGTCAAGTGTTTGCTGGATCTACCCGGAACCTTCCGGTCCAGTACAACTACGGAACCGCTTTGTATTTCGGTGACGCTGTCACCCTTTCCGCTGGTTATGTTGTGATTGCAACCTACCCTGTGAGCACTACCAACACTACCGTTGGCGTGTTCTTGGGCTGCTATTACACCAACCCAACGACCAAGCAACGTCAATACTCTCAGTACTATCCTGGTAGCGTGACTGCTGGTGATATCACTGCTATTGTTGGCGATGATCCTGATGTCGTGATTCGTTGCGCCGTTACTACCGGTGCTTCTGCTACCACCATTGGCTCGGCTTCGTCGATCCTGGTTGGTCAGAACATGGCTGGTAACACCTTGACTGGCTCTGCCTCTACCGGTAACGGTGCTGGCGCAGTTGTTGCAGCTTCGGCTAATACTTCTGGCGGTGGTTTCCGCGTCCTCAATTTGGTTCCTGATACCCAAATCAGCACTTCCTGCACTTATGTGTCTGGCGGCGCTGCATCGGCAACTTCTGTTGTTGTATCCGGCCTGACTGTTGGACAAGTACTGCCTGTTGGTACAGATGTGTATAACTTGGTAAATGGTCAACTGCAGTTCACTGGCTCTACGCTCAGCTCTGCATCGACTGTAACTACCACCGGTAGCACGACGCTGACGATTACTTCGGTTACTACCGCAGTTGCTGGCACTGTTGTGTTGGTTCAAAGCCCTGAAGTGTTGGTTAAGTTCAACTTCGGCGCTCACCGCTACTACGTAGCATAAGGAGTAACTCAAAATGGCTATTTCACGCGCACAACTATTGAAAGAGTTGCTCCCCGGCCTGAACGCTTTGTTCGGTTTGGAGTATGCAACGTATCAAGAAGAGCACAAAGAGATCTACGAAACAGAGACCTCTGAGCGTTCTTTTGAAGAAGAGACCAAACTGTCTGGCTTCTCCGCTGCACCTGTCAAGAACGAGGGCTCTGCCATCGCTTATGACAATGCTCAAGAGGCATGGACTGCTCGCTACAACCACGAAACCATTGCTCTGGGCTTCAGCTTGACTGAAG